AAACTCTTATAACTTGGGGAGCTGGTATAATACAAATACCTCGAAAGAAAGGGAACCCTATTGTATATAATATAGGTGCTGGTAGTTTTACTCTTTCAGGTACTGAGATCATTTACTTTGAGCCTTCAGTAAGTGAAGTAACACTTCAAAAGAGTACCTCTTTTATAAATGGTACTGGAGATGGTAAGATACCTTTGATGTATGGACAAGTTGGAGCTACTGCTGCTAATAGAGCTATCGTTTACCCCGTTTCATTTGGTGGTGGTATAAAAATAGACGCTTCAAATACTATAGTAGCTGGTAGTATTCTTGCTAATCAGATAGCGGCTAATGCTATTGTAGCGTCTAAGATAAGTGTAAGCCAGTTAAGCGCTATCTCTTCAGACTTTGGATCTATAACAGCAGGAACCGTAACAGGTGCTTTAATAAGAACAAAGTCGAGTGGTGCAAGGGTAGAGATGAATCAAACCAGTAATGCTTTTCGAGGGTTTAATAGTTCTGGAAGTGAAACTATAAGGATCGGAGGTAATGATGGAGACGCAGTTATAACACAGTTATATGTGCAGACACCTGGAGCTACTGGAGAATATGGTTTATTTGAGTTTTCAGACCCGAATAACTATTTACAATTAAATGTAAGGAGTGATGATTTATCCTCTAACTTCTTCTTTACTCGAGACGGGGATTTTACTATTCAAAGAGATTTTTCTGGTAGAAGGGCTTCTTTAACTGGTTTTATTGATGTACCTGAGTACCGTTTATCTACTAAGCGAGTAATACAGAATGAAGCGGTAAATACCCGTGTAGCTATTGGTGTAGTCACTGGTCCAACTTTCAACCCTGACGCTGATTCTAGTAACTATGCTTTCGTAACAGTTGGTACAGGTGGTTTATTTGGTGTAGAAAAAGAAGGTTTAGGTTTAGTATGGTATGTAGATGATGGTGGTAATACCGTACAACCTTCTGATTATCGTTTAAAGAGAGAGCATAAAAAGCTTGATACAGAAAGAGCTATGTCTATGATCAAGGCTACTTCAGCTTATACATACTATAGTAAAGACACTGGTAAGATTGATATAGGGTTTATAAGCCAGCTATTACAGAAAGCTGATAAAGGTATAGGAGAAATGATAACTACACCTTCAAGCGTCTCTGGTCAATTCTACAGCTATATGAACTATGCTAAAGTTACGCCTATTCTATGGCAAGGCTTGAAAGGAGCAATGGATCATATTGAGATCCTAACCGAAGAGATCGAGAAATTAAAATCAAAAGTTACGAATATGCAAGGGTAAAGGATAAATAATGATTTACTAGATAAAAGTTTGAACAAAGTGGTGTTAACTGGTATAATAGTATCAGTTAACAGATTTATTATATAAATACATAATATGGCAGGTAAACAAGTTGAACCTAATGAGAAAGAGCAAGCGTATTTAGAAGAGTGTCGAACTATCGCTACAAGTGTATCCGAATCTATAAAGAATATCTTGGAATCGAACGGTTGCAGAATAAGAGTAATAAGTATAATTGATGACGGGAAGGTTACGGCTCAAATACAAATAGTACATAATAATAGCAATATAGGATCTTAAAAAAATATGACAAAAGAAGAAGAAGTAATCAAGAAAGTAAAGGGGGCGTCAACTGGAGAAGAGACAGTAGCGCTTGTGGTAGATCCTTTGTTGGAGAATATGGATGTAGTATATCCTTTAGGAATAACAGTAAACTCTGATCTAAGGTATTCTTTACGATCAGTAGAGGCTAATCTACCCCACAAGATGGTCTTTACAGTCGGAGGTAGCGCTAAGTGGCTAAAAGATATTATACACGTATCTAACTCACAAAAAGGGTCCAAGTATGAGAACGCACAAGGTAATATAAAAAAAGTTCTCACTTGGGAATCTTTGAGTGATGATTTTGTATTGATGAATGATGACTTTTTTATAATGAAACCTGTTAATAAAATAGAATACTATCATTTAGGATCTTTACTTGAGTTTCTTAATAAAGCTAAGAACCGTGGTAAATACTGGGATATCTTATTTAATACTTATAAGTATCTCCAAGGTAAAGGGATCAAAGACCCTAAGATGTATGATTTGCATACCCCTATAGTGTATAATAAGAGTAAACTAAAAGAATTGTACGCTATGGATGATAGAAAGGTACTTGCTACTAGAACTTTATACTGTAATATCTTTGGAGTACAGGGTAAAGAGTTAGACTCTGATGTTAAACTATACTCACCTGATGAATCAAAGACGGCTATATCATTTAATAGTTCTAATATACTAGAGGCTGGTAAGGTAGATCGCAGAAAGACCTTCATATCTACTTCTGATCAGTTTATTAAGACACGTGAGTTCTCCAAGATAAAGAATGTATTTGTAGATAAAAGTAAATTTGAAATATGAGTAACTTAGTTGAAACCCTAAATAATTATAATGTATTACAACCTTTGAAAGATAACCTCTTTCAAATGAAGAACGCTAATAAGGTAATACTTGCTATAGCTTTATCAGCTATACTACCTTTCATCTATGTATTCTTACCGCCTAATGTATACAGTGAAATAGAGCTATTGGTAAAGGTACTCGAGATAGATTTATTTTATATATTTATCTCTACCGTGGAATACGTTATTAAAGGAGTATCAGGTAAGTATAAATCAAAGGTAGAACTAAGTACACCTGAGAAGATGATGTTTAACAAGAATAAAAAAGTATAACGAAGTATGGATACACAAGGCATAACTCTTATCAGTAATATATTAAGTTTCTTGTTTGGTATTATTATAGGGCTTATACTGCCCTCTAATAAAGTAGTATTGAATCACTATGTAGTGAATATGAACTTTAGGTTATTTGTAGGTCTTATGGTTACGGTGATATGGAGTTCAGCGTATTTACTTTCTTTCATTACTGGTCAAGGTGTAGACGCCTATATAAACTTCATATTCTCTGGTATTGTAGGATCAGTATTTGGAGAAGAAGTATTTTCTAACATTAAGAAACAATGAAAAAGCTCTATATTAAAAATAACCTAGTGAGAATTACTTGTAATTTTATGATCGGAGTACTAGTCTTTACCGTGGTTATACCAACCCTATTCAGCCCTTTATCTTACTTATACTACTCTTATTTTTATAGTGGATACACCATAACGTCTCCTGTAACTGTTTTCTCTGAGAATACTACAATAGTAGATGAAGTAGAAATGTCTAGTTTGGTACCTTGTGAAGAGATTGGTATGGTATTCACTCGAGAATCTAACTACGATGGAGACGCTAACTTCTTATTTATTATACGATCACAAGAGGGAGAAGTAACAGTAGTGAGTAATACCCTTGGAAAGATTGATGAAGGGAATAAAGAGGTAATTGCTAAAAGAAATATACCTTGTGACTTACCAGAGGGTATATATGTAATAGAAGGTGTAGCAACTTACTACCCTAAGGGTAATTTAATAGCTAAAGAAAGTTTCTTTACTGATTCTTTCTTAGTAAAGAATAAAAGTATATGAATATAGAAAGACGATCATTACACTCAATGAGATCACCTTTTGGGAATAATAAGAAGGTAGGTGTTATTATGCATTGGTTAGTAGCTACTGGTTTATCAGTAGATAATAACTTTCAGAACCCTTCAGGTATAACTGCCTATCATTATGTAATAGATCGAGCTGGTAATGTTAGACAATACGCTAATGATGATCAGTTAATATATCACGCTGGGAACCGAAAGGTTAACCGTGACTTTATAGGAGTAGCTTTGGAAGGTGGATACTTTGAGAACGGAGAGAGGTTTAAACCGTCTATAGAATCACATAATAGTGCAAGTACACTAATCAAGAGCCTATCAATTAAACACGGCTTTAAAGTCAATAGAGAGACGATCAAGAAGCATAGTGAAGTAAGGGATCTCCCTACTATGTGTAGTGGATCAACTGATATAGAATATATAGTAAATAAAGCTAATGAGAAAAATATGAATAAAAGAGAATCTATAAAAATTGCTAGCGAAGCTTATATCTCGGTATTTGGATACCCTCCTACAGCTTACCATATCAAGTATGACGCTAGTTTAGTTAGGTAAGGTGAAAGGACAAGGGAAATACTAGAACAAGCCTACAATACGGAGATAGAGATAGCAAGAACACAAGGCAACGCATTATCTAAGAGAGCTTCATATGGCTTTAGTGTACAGTCTTATGTAGCTAATTATCCTAAGATATACAAAGAGTACGGTCTAAAGAGTATTGAGGACTCGGAGAATAAGAAAGACGCTTTATATTCTCATTATATGACTATTGGGATACTCGAAGGAAGGACTGATACACCATTAAGAAGAATAAAATAATATGTCTACTTTAGCATTTGGTCTATTACTACTATTGACTGATACAACAAAAGGCAGTAGGAAAGATAATATATACACAGTTATTATATGTGTAGTGTTAGACGTTGTAAATATAATAGTGTGGGAAGTTTTATCTTACCTATATGGTATACTGATATAGTAACTTTTTGTTACACTATTCTTTCTTCTTCTTTTGCCTTATGGTATATAGATTTATAAAACATACCTTCTTACTCTTTTAAAGGTATGTTTTATTTTATAGCGCTAGTTATGAGTAGTTGCTTTTTTATTTTATAGGTTGGTCCATAGCTTTGATAGCCAGTAAAATATTAAAACTATATCAAAGCTTATACAGGTTAGGAAGGTATACTTTAATAAGTAATAACCAAACCTAACTTTAGAGGAGAACCTGATTATATTTACTAATATGAGAAGTGATAGAGTGATCATTTTTTTATATACCTTTATATACCTTTATATAGTTTTATATAATTTACATTACAGTCAAAAATATAAACCTTACTAGATAGTAAAAAAATCTAGTTAATACTACAGCAACATAAGTAAACATAAATATTTTTACAAAAATCATTGGATCTATCTTCATCTTCATAATCATAATCTTAATAATATTACTTTATCTATCCAAAGAGTATTAAGTATTCTCTTTGTCTTGATATTATATCTATCAGTTGTGTATCGAATCGTAGCCTTGGACTTTTTTCTAAGTTTAGCTATATCAGGTAAACTCATATAGCCTCGAGTATCAAAGTAGTTTGCGAAATCGTCAAAAAGAAACGTACCCTCTTTATCTTTAGGTACGGTACTGTGAAGGTGACTTGATCTTAGCTGAGGGTATGCAATACCAAATGATCGTGCTAATAGAGTATTTTTATGAGTAGCTTTATTCATTTTTTTACATAATAATAATAAGTTAATTATACACTTTGATAAACATTTTGTACAGTTATGGTACCCTATTCTTGATAGGATACCTGATCATTTACACAACTTACCATCTCATTCATACTCATATTATCACATTCTATGTGCATTCTTTCACCTTCTATTTTTGACTCTCGAATAAGTGTAGTCCTTTCATCACTAACTTTTTCTGAGAATATATTGGATATAAATATAATAACTATTACTGCTAATACTACTATAATATACATGTTTGATCCTTCCTCTTCTCTGTTACTCATAAGAATATTTCGTTATGTTTTACTATTCTTATATTATTATACAATACGTCCAACACTTTGTCAAGTATATATATATCAAATAAATAAAAAGAACTCCTGAGAGTTCAATGTATAAAAGCTATAATCTTTAAAAAGGTATATTCATCATATCAAGTGTATCATTCAATTCTTGTATTGTAAGTGATATTGATTCTTTCATTCTATCTATATCTTTATCTGTTATGGTCCAAGTATACCCTTTTATCCTGTTTGTATCTAAGTCTGTAAAGAATACTCGAACCTTTCTACAACCTGTGATATATGAGTATGCTACAAGTTGCCAGTGATACTTGAGAGCGTCGCTTCTCTTCTTTTTATCAAAGGTAGCGCTATTTAGACACGTTTTTATATCTATAATTGATACTATTTTACCTCTCACTTTCTCGAGTATATCAGGTGTACCGTGTATATTCTTGATAGTAGCGTCGCTGATAGGGTACTTTGTTTCATTCTTTACAAAAGATGTCTTTAAACATTCATTCACAAGTTCGATAGAATCACCTTCTCTTTCTATACCCTTTCTAATAGAATCATTATTTAGAATATTCTTTTTACCTTTCACTACCTCTTCATATATCTGAGAAATAAAGCTCTTTGATATACCTGTTTTTAGAATCAATCGAGGCTGATAATAACAAGATAACTTATAATGAGTAAAGTTAGTCATAATTTTAGATGGTGGATTGGTTACTACTTTCATTTGCATTCTTACTTTCATACTATTATTGTTTTTTTAACGTCCACAGTACACTATAACCAACAATAAAAACAACTATTAAGATAAAAGATATACTTGTGATCGTAAAGGTACGCATAAAGGTAATAGCGAAGAATACTATCATAAAAGCTATTATAAAGCCAGTAAACCTAAATATCAGAGCTATTAAAAGTGCTACTATGGTTATAAGACCTACTGTAATTTTATTCATATGTTTTATGATTAAAGAAGGCGGGTTGGTTACCGCCTTCTTTGTTAGTTTCTATTGGATTATTGTATAGCAGCTATAACGTCTTCATCTGAAAGGGTTTCATAGACTTGTGCATATTCTGGTGATTGTTCAATCTTATCCTGTAACCAAGTTGGCATTTTACCAAATACTTCAGGATCAAACTCATTTAGATCAAAGATAACTGACTCGGTTACCTGTTTAGGGACTGTTAAGCCTTTCATAAGAGGGCTAACGTTTACGATGTTAGCGTATACCTTCCCTGAAGATTCTCTATGCTCTACAGTGATTTGACACGTCTTACCGACTAATAGGGAGAGATCGAACCCTTCCATATCTTCTTCATCGGTTAATTTACGAGCCATAAGAGCCTGTACAATAGGGCGTAAAGCTGACTCCTCGTGCAGTGATACTGTTAACTCTCGACTAAGAATAAAAGGCTTATCTTTATTCTCTTCATTGGTAGTCATTAATTCAAGAGGTGTTTCAAAAGAAAGTCGGATCTTTCTATTGGTCTTTACTTCAGCTTTATATGTAGTCTCTTGAGTTCCAAGATCTACTAACATAACGCAACGGGCAACATGTGTACCTTCTGGTGCTGGTGTATAGTTAGTACTTGAAGTCTTACTTGCTTTGATCATAGATTTATATGTTATATCTACTTTTATATGAACTAATTTATTCAATCAAGTTCTTATATTATTATACATTACATTCAACACTTTGTCAAGATATTTTATTCTGATATGGTCTCTGACGGTAGCTCTTAGGGTTTCTTACAATTGTAGTTTTTTTGACTTCATCTAATCGGATAAGACCTTTCATTAAGATATACCCTCCTACTGTTTTTTGAAGTTCTATGGTGTGTAGACTTTCAAAGTCTCCAGTATTATTTACACAGTCAACAACTAAGCATTTATCTTTACCTTCACTAAGGCGGGTACCTCTTCCTACCGCTTGGACGTACTGGTTAACACTCGAGAACTTCCTGAGAAGGTAGATACAGTCTATATGAGGAGCGTCAAACCCTGTAAGCAGTGATTCATAATTAAAGAGTATCTTGATCTCTCCACTTTTAAAGTCATTTATGATCTGGTCTCTATTCTTGATAGATGTTTTAGAATCTACACAAGCTGATAAAGGCACGTGCTGACTTAGGGTTTGAGCTTGTGATAGACTTTTACAGAATACAATAGTTCCTTTATGCTTTACCGTGGAAGTCCTGAGCATATCTAGTAACGGCTTACTGATACTACCTCCAACTGTTAGACTTTTATTCTTTAGTTCTAACTGGTGATATTCTATTGGTGATAAGAAGCCTGCGCTCTTTAACTGCGAGTAATTCTTACAATAGATGATCTTACTCCAAGGGAGATCTTTTGAGGTAATAATTCTAGTAGTTTCTATAGTATTGATAAAGTCACCTTTAAATATAGGTTTATCTCGAACTATCCTATATGGTGTAGCGGTGAAGCCTATTATCTTTGGTATACTATCGAGACCTCGGAAGAATTGGTTAAACATAGATCTTATACCTTTTTCACCACAAGAGTGCGCTTCATCTATAAAGACATATTTAAAGTGTTTAAATAGTTCAGGCTTCTTGTATATGCTTTGTATCGTTGCGAAAGTGTACCTTCTGACTTGCTTTGACTTGAAGCTAGCTGAGTATATCCCTATCTCCTCTTTTGGTCTATAAGTAGCCATTTTAGCTTGATTCTGGGCAGTTATCTCTCGAGAAGGTGATAGGATCAATACAGGCTCTCCTATTCTTTCAGCTGAATCAGCTATCACAAGTGATTTACCTGATCCTGTAGGGAGAACTATTAAGTCCGCTGTATTCTCTTTTAGATTATCTAATACGGCTTGCACTGCTTCTTTTTGGTACGGTCTAAGTTGATATGTCATATCTATATGTTATTTACTCTTTTTTAAATACTACCTGCTTACTTCTCAAAGCTATTAACCGACTAATCATTATAGTAAACTCTAATTCTGTTAAATGAAGACGTTTTTTAGCTTCTGATATACCGTATAGATCTATCAATTTTTTTAGAATAATAGCGTCCATATCCTTATCAGAAAACTTTGATCTAACAGGTAGTTGATTTTTTTGGTATCGGTTTTGTTTCATACTAATGTAATTTACGCTGTTAGTTTCTCTATCAAGAAGTACTTGGTCTTTATCATACCGTTATCAGTAACTTTCTTACTCTTGAACCCTTTAGCCACAAGGCTTTGAGCAATATACATAAAGTCTGATCTAGTTGGATATCCTAAGTTAGATATCTCTTCCAAATAAAGATCGTTGATAAACAACCCTATTTGTTGCCAGTGATAATCAGTGTGGTTTGCAAGATAATTCTCTACCGCTTCTTCTCTTGGATCTATTACCATTCTTTCAGTTTGTTGCTTCTCTGCTTCATCTTTAGGAATATCAAAGGTTTTATCTACCTTCCACAGTGCAACCGCTTCAGCGAATAGTTGATCCCGGTTACGTCTGAACCACTCAATGTCTATGAAGTCCAAGTATACTTTCATTGGTACGAAGCGCCTGTTTCCGGTTTTATCTCGGAGATATTGAGCGTCGTTGGTACTCATAAAGTAGACTGACTTTCTCGGTACGATAGTCTCGTGCCGTCCATACAAAGCCACGTAATTGTCTTCTTGTGCTGTTATCTGGTGTTTGAGTGCTTCTACTGAGTTATACTTAAGAGACTCTCCTTCATCGAAATGTACGATCCAAGCGTTTCTCGAACTCATATGGAATCTTGGACCAGTAACGTCTTTAGCAATAGTCTCATATAGGAACTTGTGACCGACTAAGGCTTGAACAAAAGTACTCTTTCCGCAACCTTGCTTTCCCTCGAGTACAACCATATTGTCATACTTAACTCCTGGATTGAGCGCTCGAGCTACCAGTGACTTAAAGATGTTACGGCTCACTGCTTCTCTATAGAGTAGGAAGGAAGGGCTATCTTCATCTGGTGTACCAAAGACTTGATCAGCCATAGTTGATAGTCTATCTACACCGTCCCACTCCAAAGACTTCAGCCAGTCGGTAACAGGATTATAGTTTCTTGAATACGCTGTACCTTCCATAGCCTGCCTTATTGTAATGATGGTAACTTCTGATAGTTCAGGGTAGGTACTTTGAAATTGACTCATAACTTTCAGTTCGTCTCTATCCTCTATACCTCTACCATCATATTCTACTTTGGTAGTAAACTCATTGTAAGCGAGCTTATCAGAAAATTGACCATCCCACTTCATTATTCTAAGTACATTCTCATAGATCGGTTTAATGGTAACTTCTCCATCTTTCTTCTTTCTCCCTATAAGCTTTGGAGCTTTACTTTCTTTCTTATTCTTGGATCCTTTCTTAGAGATAAACGGCGCTACTATATCAACTACAGGATTATAGAAATCAGTCCTATCTTTGAAGGCTTTTAATACAGTAGTTTGACGGTAGTCTCCTCTTCTTTGCACCTTGTCTCGAGATCCTAAAGGGCTTTCCATCCACAGTTTTTCTACCTGCGCTTCACTGCCAGAATAAAAGGCTAAATGAGAACATAATCCTAGGTCTGCAGCACTGTTATCATTCTCATACGCTGATATGTCACCATTGTACAAAGATTCTATCTTATTACCCTTCTTTGAATTAAAGAGAAGATCTAAGACCTTTTCATCGCTAAACTTGATTATAGACGGTGTTTTGGATACTGAGGCTATGTGATGACCTTTGTTCCAAGGGTACCCTAGTATCTCCAAGAGTTTTGAAGCCTCTTCAGCTGTTACTGTACGGATCGTGTCGTAAGAGTAGAAAACTTTACCTGTATAGGTAAAGTACCTACCGTGTGTATAACACTCAAACGCTGTCTTATCTTCATTCACTTTCTTGTTAGCCACAAGAGATAAAGGGCTTTCAAGTTTCATTATCACGTGGAGACCGTCACCTGAAGGAGATATCTCACAGTAAGTTCTACACTCCATTAAGAAGTCCATAACGTCGGATCGGTTTACTGATTCATTGGTTAATACGTGATCAAGATCTATCCCTATGATATTTGTTCTATCTTTATCTATGACATAGCCTACACCGTCAAACTTGGTGCCTATGTGTTTTGCCAGTTCCTTATAGGTGGACCAAGTATCAGGGTTGGTACTTGAAGCATTACCTGAAGTAGTGCGAGGCTGTTTTGTATACCTATCACCTACCTTAACCTTTTTCCATCCTACCCAACAAGAACTATTAAGTTCTCGAACTAAGTCATTCTGTTTCTTTTGCATTGGATTTGTACCTAAAAAACACCTGACACAAGAGAAGGTGTTTCTATTTGTAGTGTTCAGCTAGATAGCTGTCTCTTGTGTTAGTTCTATTATATCACAAGTCTTATTTACAATGCAATACCTAATAAAAAAAATACCCTTTCAACAACACTACAACGAGAATTGAAAGGGTATTTAGGAGGACTTATAATATTGACCTATTGCCAAGATTATGTCTCTTAGTTTTATTATACCATACTAAACACAGTAGTCAATATACTACATTTTTCAATATGTCAATATAATATATCAAAAGTATAAGGTAGATCGGTATAACCTCGGTATAACCTCGGTATAACCTAGTACAACCTTTTTTAGGTAGGTTGTACGAGTAGTATTTGTTTACTATAGCTATTAAACAAGGTATTTTTTACTACTCGTATAACCTAGTATAACCTTTTTACTAAACTTATGAAATGAAATATAGCTATATTTGTATATAATGTTAGGGGTACCTAGGTTGTACCAGGTTATACCGATTCACTATTTGCTACTGTGGTAAAGGGAATACAGAGTATAACCTGTGGTATAACCTAGCTTGAGGTTATACGAGTAGGTTGTACGAGGTTGTACGAGTAAAATAAAATTTTGCTAGTTTAAGCCAAAGTGCTTTTTTACAGTTTTACAAAAAATACGGTTTTTTGAGATTTTTCTTGGCTAGTTTAAGCCGTTTTATTTTGTACTTTCATTTTTTGATCGTGTAGTTTAAGCCGTTTTTTCTTGTGATTTTTTGATTTTTATTGTAAAAAGTAGCAATATGTAAAAAAACGCTATATTTTAGTATTTAGTATCTTGTGACAATATTATGATATACCTTGTATTACTATATATGAGTATTATGCTAAAAAAAGGAGTAAAAACACTTATATTGATAAACGGTACTGTAAAAACACCGCTTCACAAAGTGTTGAATGTAATGTATAATATAATCAGGAAATATTTTTATAATAAATTATAAATATTAAAATTATGTTGGTTCCTATAGCTGATGATGAAGAGCTAGCAATAAATAGACGTAAAACTAAAGTAGTAGAGACTCGGAGAAAAAGCTTTAAGAACTGTGCAAGTATAATGGGAGCTTTGCCTGGAACCGTACCATTAAGTATCAAAAATAACCTATTACTCCATAAGACAACTTGGGAAGATTGGGTAAAGACTGTGATGTTAGATCAGTTCGATAGCTTTCAGGGGGTATGCAAGAGGTATGATCTAAATCTTGATACAGTGTACAAAGCACATAAAAGAGGAGAGATAACCAGCATAACCTTTGATAAGAATATAACACTACTCTATATACCCTCGGTAGAGGCAAGATATAGACCTGTGGGGTATAAGACTGTGAGTGAGTTGTCAAAGTGCCTAAATAGAACTAACATTGTAATATACGCTGCTATGAACGCACTAAACATAGTAGGGAGAAGGCACTCTTTCGTAGTTTGGGTAAAGGATTCTGAGGGTAAGATATTGAGAGACTACTTCAGGAAGCAGGATCGCAAGCTCTCAAGAAAGTAGAAACACATAACTATAAACCTATGGAATCAAAACAAGAATGTCAACCTACCTTCTCACTCAATCAAGCAAGAACTAAAGGGAGATGGTTATATATCGGAGATATCAAATCAGACGGTTTAGAAGTATACCCTTATATCATTGTAGTTAATGGTAGCGTATTGGCTCGAGGTACTGATTCAATAATACTCCCTAATTGTACTTTAGTTGGTGGAGATATTAAAAGCTTTGATAATGCTGGTATACAGCTTGATAAGTGTACAGTGGTAAGTGGTAATGTATTGAACTTTGATAATGGAGATATACAATTACCTAAGTGTGTAGTAGTAGGTGGACGTATTACTAATTCTCATAAATCTAAAACATATGCACCTTTGTTATAAGTGATGTAGCAATGTTACAAGTAATGTTATAAGTACAGTAAAAGTAAAATATATAATTTATAGTTCTAATAGTGTATTATAATAGTAGATCGGTTAATAAGAAATAAATATGGATCAACCAAAGATTTTGTTTAAAGGAAAGTATCAGGATATAAAGAAGTTTCTACCTAAAAACTGGTTAGATGAAGTTTTTTTATTGTATCAATCGGGAGGTGGAGAGATCGAGGTTACCGCTTACTTTGGATCTCATATGGGACATATGACAGCTACAATATGGAAAGACATTGTAGCTTCTTATGAAGATGTAAGGGAGCTTCTCGACTTAGGAAATATCGTAAGTCAAAGCTGGTGGGAGAAGCAGGGAAGAGGTGACTCTTTGGTTGATACAGATTTTAACTCTCGACTTTGGTATATGAATATGAAGAATCGCTTTAACTGGAAAGATAGAACTGATATAACTACTGGAAATGAGCAGTTAAACCATAATATAGATTTAAGTAGTGTACCTGTGGCAGTTCTGGAAGAGCTGATGAAACATATTAAATAGTAATATGAATATTGATCAATGGAATACGGTAAACATAAGTAAAGATAGCATAACAGCTGAACTATGTAGACGGTCTTTCTATAGGTTTTTTTTAGAGTTCTGGGAAGTATTGGAAAGTGAAACACTCAAGCCTAATTGGCACATAGAATACTTGTGTGATGAGCTACAGCAGGTAGCAATGAGAGTAGTACGTAGAGAGGAGAAGTTACACGATTTAGTAATAAATATACCTCCTGGATCTACTAAATCTACTATTGTATCAGCTATGTTTAACGCTTGGGTTTGGTCCAACGATCCTTCAACAAGGTTTATATCTTCTTCTTATTCTGGGACTCTCTCGACTCGAGACGCTATTAAGACACGTGATATAATCAAGTCAGATAAGTATCAGCGTTTCTATAGTAAGGTAGAACTGAAAGACGATCAATCAGGAAAGACTCACTATAAGAATACTTCAGGAGGTGAAAGATTATCAACTAGTACAGGGGGAACTGTAACAGGCTTTCACGGTCACTTTATACTGTTAGATGATCCCTTATCACCAGCTAATGCAGAAAGTGATAAGGAGAGAGAGAATACTAATGACTATATAAAAAAGACACTTAGTAGCCGTAAAGTAGATAAGAAAGTATCGGTAACTATTCTAGTTATGCAGAGACTACACCAAGATGATCCTAGTGGTATAATGATCAAGAAATCGAAGGTAAAGCACATTTGCTTACCAGCTGAAGACTGTGATGGTGTAAGACCTATAGAGAAGAGGAGTTTTTACAAAGACGGTCTATTGGACCCTGAGAGAATGAGTAAGCCTATCTTGGAAAGTATGAAGATAGATCTTGGATCTTATGGTTACGCTGGACAAATGCAACAAAGACCAGCACCAAGCGAAGGGGGTATATGGAAAAAAGAATGGTTTAACACTATTGCAAGGGAAGACTTACCTATCGGTATACAGAGTATAGCTTGTGATTGGGACTTAGCCTATACAAAGAAAGATAGTAATTCAGCCAGCGCTTATATAAAGGCTGGTACATTAAAAAACAATATATATATCTATGGTCTCGGGTTTGACTGGTTGGAGTTCCCTGAACTGATAAGGTATATGAAACTCAAAGGAGATACACATTACTGTGAAGATAAAGCTTCTGGTAAGTCAGCTATGCAGACGTTAAAGTCGGAAGGTATAAACGCTATACCTGTATCAGTAGAAGGTGATAAAGTAGCTCGAGCAAGGCTTGCTACACCTATTGCTGAAGCAGGAAGGGTATTTGTAGTAGACGATATGATAGAATTACTATTAAATGATAGTAGACAGGGTATATTAAAGTTCCCTAATAATAGTAATGATGATTTAGCCGACGTCCTATCACAAAGCCTTATAAGACTGGGTAATAAGAAGAAGATAACTTGGGAAAACGTATGAGTATACTTTCAATGATTAAAAACTCAATGACAAGTTCACGTGATAAAAGCACGGGTAACCTTAATCTCGAGAATAACAATAGTGGTAACTTATTCTCTGAAGTCTCTACAAAGGTTAAACAGCTTGTGTATCAGAATGGTAATAGTTATCAATCGAAGTACCTGAGTTACTATGGAGCTTCTGTATACGTGAACGCTTGTGTTACCAAGAGAAGTCAAGCCGTATCAGCTATAGAACTTAGGTTATTTGAGATCACTAACAGTCAAGCAGACTTTAAACCAGTGTATGATCACCCTTTCTTAGATTTGATAAATAAGCCGAATAATTCACAGTCAAAGAATGAGTTTATACGTATTTGCCAAATGAATAAAGATTTAGCTGGTGAGTTTTTTGTTTGGAAAGTTAGAGATAAGACAAAAAAGGTAAAGGAGTTATTGAACTTGAGACCTGATAAAGTCATAGTATATAATGATAATCTCGGTCAAGTGTGGGGGTATGAATACCGTTATGGTGATATTGTAATCAATATACAACCTGATGATATGATCCACGGTAAGCACCCTTCACCGCTCGATAATGCTATCGGTCTTTCTCCTTTATCAGCGCTATCAAGCCGTGTGGAATCAGAAAATTATGCTTCACAATATCAAAAGAGCTTCTTTGAAAACGACGCTTCACCAAGAAGTATCCTAACAGTTCCTGATACTATGGATAAAGAAGATAAGGATCAGTTCAGGAAGTTTTGGAATAGTAAACATAAGGGTAAATCAGGAACTACTGCGGTTATAAGTGGTGATGTTAAGTATCAGCAGGTAGGAATCAGTCAGAAAGAGATGGATTATATCGAGACTTTGCGCTTCATACGTGAAGATATACTTGTGGCTTATCAAGTACCTAAGGAGCTATTGGGAGCCTCGGAGAATATCAATAGAGCTACTGCTGAGATAGCTAATGAGATCTTCTTATCTCAAACGGTAAAGCACGAAATGGAAGATATAACCAAGTATCTTGAGAATAGTCTTTTATCAGAGTATTCTGATAAGTACTTTTTAACTTTCATTGATCCTACACCAAAGAATGCAGAAAGACTTGATAGAATGCATAAAGACCTAGTCGGAACGGTGATCACAGTAAATGAAGCACGTGATGAGAGAGATTTGCCAGCTATCGAAGGAGGAGATGTACTAAATGATGTAATGTCAAATAGTATATTAAAGAAGACTTACAAGCGAAACTATAAGCTTGAAAAGAACTTAGTACTCCCTTCAGCTAATACATTGAAAGTTAAGAAGTCTAAGTATCTAAAGGTTATGACTGCTAAAGATATAGCTATGAATAATGCTAAAAAAGCATATTCTGATGGTATTACAGTATTTAATAATCAGGCTAAAGTAGATGATTTGGTAAAAAAATATAGACTATATGCTATAAATAATAGTAAAGATAACTAACATTGTATGATATACCAGACTTACCAACTAGATAGCTATTTTGATAATATCAATGTAGATAATGAAAACAGAATCATTAAAGGTGTATTCTCGACTGAACTGTTAAATAGAAATGGTCATATTGTAGATATCGAATCTCTTCAAGTAGACTCCTTTCTAAAGAATCCTATCGTTTGTATTGATCACGAACTGATCACTACTCGAACGGTTGGAAGAGCTATAACTTTACAGAAAGAGTTTATCGAGATAGGGAATAAGCAAGTACTATGTTTGACTGGATCCGTAGAGTTTGCTAAAACAAAGCTCGGTATAGAAACATTTGAACTATACGCCAGTAAGTTTCTTAGAGGGTTTAGTATCATATTTGCAGTTGTAAGACCAGTACTTATGAAGAGACTGGAGTATATACTGTGTATGACGCAGAATTGAGAGAGATAACCTGTACGGTCCTACCAGCAGACTTAAACGCTTTGTCTATAGCTAATGCTTTAGGTCTCGAGACTAAGAACTTCTCGAAACAGTTTAATAATATGAACCCTTCAGTAGCTTTCAACTCATTACAAAAGGACTTGAGAAAATTACTTAAGTATAATGGTATAATAGAAGAAGGAGTAAAATCTATTAAACAAGCGTCTAACTCTTCTCAAGAGATCCAAGATATACCTATATCGCAAGGTCAAGAGAAAGTAGAAATTGTCAAAATAGAGAACACTCAAGAAGTAGAGGCTAGTAAGCTACAAGAGCTAACAAATAGTTTACAGGGTCAAAAGAAAGAAATAAACAAGGTAATAACTACACTCCTTGGAATGAAAAAAGTAGTGAATAAAAGTATAAGCGAGATAAAATAAGAACTATGGGAATTACTCAAATTATGAACGCTATTCTTGAAAAAGGATATATCACCTCTGATGAGCGTTCTATGGTAGATGAGGCTTACACCGCTCTATCAGCAACAGACCAGAAAGCAGTGATGAAAAACTATGTACAAGTTAGTGAACTAGAAGAGAAGACTGTGGAAGAAGTAGCTGAAAAAACTGTTTCTAATATGGTTGGAAATGCTCTAAAACAACAAATGGGAAGTTTTGATGTCATTTTCGATGAAATGCAACAAGGTTACCTTCTAAAATTGGAGAAGTTCAAAAGTAACAGCGTTGAAATTGATAATCTTATCAACAAAGATATCAATCAACATTCTGAATCAGTACACCTCTTCTTCAATACATTGACTGGTAAAGATACTAGTACAACTATTGAGGAACTTCACAAAGCTAATACCGAAGAGATTCTTGGTAAAAATGCAATGACAACTGATCGAGATACTAATCCTAAAGCTGGTGTAACGATCCCACGTATTCTTTCAGATGAGATTATCCGAATCGCACAAAGTCAGTACGGAGTAGCACGACGTGAGATGTTTTACCTTCCTCTTTCTGGACAAGCTGGGAATGAGATTGATGTACCTACACTTACTTCAGGGGTTATCACCTATTGGACTGATGAAGTCGCTGAGATTGTTTCATCACAAGCCGTCTTTGCTAATGTAAAAGTACTTGTCAAGAAACTTGCTGGAATTGCACCTTGGAGTTCAGAACTTGCTGAAGATTCAGCCTTCCCTCTAACCTCTTTCATTGCTACTTTGTTTGCTGAAGCTTTGGCTAAGTCGGAAGATCAATCTTTCTTTGTTGGATCAGGTGCTACTTGGGTAGGACTTATGAATGAACCTGCTGGAGGAGCTGGAGAACTTGGATTGGTACGGCTTGCTGATGGACTTCAAACCTACGCAGAAGTTACCGCTGATAACTTGCTTGATCTTACTGATATGATCCCTGAAGGTGAACTCAATGGATCAAAGTACTTTATGCACCGTTCTATTCTTTCATCTATCCGAAAATTGAAAGGTAGTGATGGACAGTATATTTACAACAAGCCTAGCGAAGGACAGCCAGCTACTATTTGGGACTTCCCTGTGGTAACTCTTGATGTCTTGCCTAAGACTTCAGACGCTACTCAAGCTGATAAGCCGTTTGTCTTATTTGGTAACTTGAAGACTTCTTGTATGTTCTTGGATAAAAGAGCTATGCAGATGAAGCTCTTGGACCAAGCAACCATCCGAAACGTTGCAGATAACGCTGATATCAATCTTGGACAGGCTGATATGGAAGCGTTGCGAGTGACTGAGCGAGTTGGATATAAGACTGTAAAGCCTACAGCTCTTGCAGTACTTGTAACCTCTGATCAGGTCAGCTAATAACCTTTGGGTTTTTATATGGAGGGAGTGTAAAATCTCCTTCCTATAAGAAACTAATAACTTTACAACAATGGCAATAACCAACTTTCTTAAAGTAAAGAATGAAGCTAACAGTAAGACCTCTTCAAGTATAGCTATTGCTGATACTGAAATAACAGTTGATTTGACTGGAAACTTCCCTTCTGAAGTGCCTTTTATTGTAGTTGTGTATAACGCCTCTTCTATCAATAACATTGATTTAAACACTGCTAAGGAGTCAATGCT